CATATGGATCAATTTGTGCTGAACCCGTGCCTGACGTAGTTCCTGCTGAATTAGAAGGCATGATAATTTCAAAACTATTTGTTCCTAAATTTGTGGATTGTACTTCAAAGGTATTGCCTGTAAAATCACTTATTGCATAACCTGAACCTGTCGGAACCGTAACGGATGAAAATGTTATATATCTTCCAGCTAATAATCCATGACTGGTTTTATTAACAGTAACTGTAGCAGAACCTGATGTTGCGTTAAAAGTAGCTCCCGTAATAACATCATCATCTATTGGAGAAATGTCAAAAAATTCATTGTTGTAATATAAAAATAAACCTTGTGAGGTTCCTATCGCTACATATTTTTCACCATTTATAGCAGCAAAAGTATGTTGGGCACGTGCTACTCCAGGTAAGGTGTTGTAAGAATTAGTAAGTTGTGACCATCCACCTATCTTTTCAGGTAGTCCATATCTAAATCTAACAAAATCACCATCTACCCATTGAGATTCTGCTCCGGAATCAGTGACCATTTTGTCAAAACCAGGTTTAAAATTAAGTTTTTGTAGCATAAGCGTTATACTATATAATATTATGTTTTAATTGGCTACTTATCTATTATTAGATTCCAAGACAAGTTTTTCAATAATTCTTGTATATCAATGACTCTTTTATTAACAGGATCAATATACTTATGTAATTCCTCTGTATCAAATATAACCCATTTATTTATGGTTTCAAATACTATCTTATCAGATTTTGTTTTAAAATAACCTCTTTTTCCCACTGTTCCATGAACAGGAATTAAAGGTCTAATGTCAAATTTAAATGTTTGATTACTATTTTTTAATCTACCTTCTACTTGCCACAGTTCTTCAGTAGATTGTTTATCAGTAGCCATTTTGGTGTCTGTTAAAAGATTTATAAAATCTTTCATTATATAAAATTAATATTTATATTTACCCTTATGCTTTCATCTGTTTGTGCTACAGAAGAATGACTCATCTTCCCATCAAAGACAACAGCTTGATTAGCTAGAGATAATACTTTTTTTCCATCTTTAAACAGAGTATATCCATTGTTTGTATTAACAGAATACAATAATACTTTATGTTCTTTATCACTATCTGTATGAAATCCAGTTACAATTTCTGTAGGTGTTTTTGTGTAAAGATTTATTTTTGCTCTTAACAGTTCTGTATATTTTATTTTTGCCATTATTGGATACACAATAGTAGCTAAATAATTACTTAAAGGTTTTTTTTCACCATACAACAAATGAGTAAACAAAAAAGAAGATCTATCTTTTTCATTTGCTGTATATGGATTATAGAAATATGGAAAAGTATTGCTTGTTGTTATAGATTGTATTTCTTTAAATAAAGGTTCAGGTAAAAAATTTTTATATATTTTCATAATTAAATAGATCTAGCTGTTGGAACAGGGTATTTAATAACTTTGTCATTTAAACTTATGTCATCAAAAAAAGTAATTAAAGTAAGTCTTTCTTTGTCGCTAGTCATTGGGTTTGCAGCGTGGTAGGAATTACCATCAAATATAATTAATCTATTGTAAATACCTTCAACACTAAATGTTTTTTGAAAATTTTTATTGTTGTCTTCTTTTGCCTTACCTACTTTTTCTTCTAATTCCTTAGTTCTGTTTTCTTCTTTTGTAAAGTATTCATATTTAGTATCGGTATGTTTTTGTATTAAAGTTGCTTTAAAATCTTTTGGACTAAAGATAGATGTCCCTGCGGTGTTTTCTTTGTTTAAATAAATAATTGCAGTAGCTTTAAATTTATTATCTGTATGAACCCAACTATCATGATCTAATTTTTGAACTCTTTGAAAATAAGTGTAACTTTTAAATCTTAAATCATTAACATGATTAGGATATAATACAGATCCAATCTTTAAATTCACCCAATTGAAGAAAGCCCAATCTACTTCATGTAATGGTTTAGTTCTTTTACCAGGACAATAAGTTTTATTTTCGTATTGAAATTTTTTAGAGAGATTAACTACTTCATCTGGATTATCAAAAAAATTATCTACACATATAAAATTAGGAAATAACATATTATTTAAATGGATCTCCTATGGACCATGAAACTAAACTATGTCTGGTTCCACTTAAAACAGGTGTAACCCTGTGCCAAACAAAAGAAGGAAAAACTATTACAGTGCCTTTTTCTCTTAAACTTTTTATAACATCTATGTTAGAAACATCTTTTGCTTTTCCTTTTCCTGTAGGTCTTTTGTTTCTAAAATCCATTTCAAAATCACCACCTTTATATTCTGATCCATCTGACAATGATACAACCGTACTCAGTTTTCTAATTTTATTTTGATGTGACATGTATTGGTGATTACTTGGATAAGGATCTTGAAACTGATCTATATGCCAGTTATAAAATTGATTTTTTTTATATTGAGTTATTTGACAAGACTCAGTCCAGTCCCATTGAAAATTCCACCCTGCATTTAGATTAGCATGATTTATAAAAGGATTTAAAAGATCATACAATTCTGGTTCTGCTGTAAAAAAAACATTTGAATTTCTTGTGCTTTTAGGTTCTACAGCTAGTTTATCTTCTTGTTTAGTATCTATTGTAACTTCACCTGGATTAAATTTATAATCAGAATATTTTTTTATTAAGTTATCGCAAGTTTTATCTGAAAAACCTTTTTTGTAATAAAAATAATAATTTTTTAAATTCATTTAGTATGTATTTCTAAAAAGAATATACATTAAAATAAAAATTATTCAACAGGCATTAAAACCCATTGGACGTTTTCTTCGTCCCAATCATAAGCTACTGTTTTAAAGTCATCTGGATAAGGAATAGGTGGATCCCAACAACATGTTTCTTCATTTAAAACCCAGCTAGGAAATACTTGAGGTGGTATAAAAGCATCCCTTGTTGAATCATATGTATAACCTATACCTGCATAATTTTTTCTAAAAGGTGTTTCACCGTCTTTATGCTTACCTTGATAAGTTTTCTTATCAGTTTCTAACCAAGTTCCTTCAAGATTATTAACAAACTCTTGATCTGCTACAATCACATCAGTTACTATATTGTTTTCTATTTTTGCAAAATAAGCCATAATTAATTCGTTGTAAATGTTCCTGAAGATGTAAAGGTATGGTACGTGTATCCACCACTTGATGTTATTGTTCCTCCAGAAGCTGCTGTTCCCCCTGGATATCTTATAATGACAGTTCCATTTCCTCCGTCTCCTCCTTGAGGAGAGTGAGCGCCGCCACCGCCACCGCCTAGTCCATCTGTTCCGTCCCCTGGTCCTGGGCCAGCTTCATCGCCACCTTTTCCGCCACCACCAGATCCACCAGGTGGATTTGAGCCACCACTTGAGTGAGTAGATCCTCCGCCACCTCCAGCATAAGTTGTTCCGTTTAGCCATGAAGTTCCATTTCCTCCAGGTCCTCCTGTTGATCCACTTGAGCTAGAACCAGCTTGTGAAGCTCCGCCACCACCTCCGGCTGCAGATACGTTACCCGCTCCCCCTGATCCTCCTCCATTTGTTCCTTCTGCAGGAGAATAACCTCCGGCATTACCAGATCCTCCACTACTATTTTCTTGACCACCGCCACCGCCAGATCCACCGGATCTACCGTTTTGGTTTAAATATCTACCACCACCACCGCCACCAGTAGTGTTTTTTGCGCCGCCTCCTAAATTCACTGAGGATGTTCCACCATCAGATCCATTGTTTCCGTTTGGTCCACCCGTTCCTCCAGCTCCAACTGTAACCGAATATCCTGTACCAGCAGATAAAGTTTGATTTGTAAAAGTTCTAAGACCTCCAGCTCCACCGCCTCCACCATTTCCTGGTAGACCAGCCGCTCCGCCTCCTCCACCAGCAACTACTATGTAGTCTGCGATTAATGGATCGGATGCTCCTCTAAATTGACCTATAGAAATTTGTCCTGAACTTGGGATAGGTCCGTTAGGTGCAGGTGGTGAAGAAGGAACGTTTGCTCCTCCTGCATAATATTCTGATAAAGAGATTGGATTTGATCCACCGAATTCACTTTGGATATCAGACAAACTTGTGTTTGTACTTGGTATAGCCATTTTACTTCTTCTCCTTAGTTAAAGTATCTATTTTTTCGTTTAATTTTTTTACAGCTTCAATTAATAAACAAGTTAGTCTATCATATTTTACTGCTTTAATTCCATCTTTTCTTTGAGCAACTGCTTCAGGTAATACTTTTTCTACCTCTTGAGCTATGACTCCAACGTCCTTTTTTCTAACAAAATAGCCATCTTCACCACCTTGATGCTCAATCCATTTATCTTTCCAATTAAATAGCACACCATTTAATTTTTTCAAGGATTCTAATGGGTCTGGTATATTTGTAATATCTTCTTTTAATGCGATGTCTGAAGAATAAAATGCTGTAATATCATCTGTAGCTCTAATCTGTCCAGTTGTACCTGATGCTGCAGTTCCAATACCTAATGAATCTAGTTTACCATCATTAAATTCTACATTAGATGTAGTTCCTAAACCAATAGAATCTCTAGCTGTTGAACCAGATTCAGCAACAAGATTACTTCCATTTCCTACAATAAAGTTTCCATTTGTATTAGCTACGTTTGCTAAATCTAATAAATTCTGTGTGTTATTTATTACTTCAACAACGTTTGTTCCGTCTGAATAAACAATAGCACGAGTTTTTTCAGTTGTGCCAAAAGTAAAACCTGTACCAGAAGTGGTTTTAACAGTTACCGTAAAAGCGCCACTTGTAGCATTTTCAACTATATATGTTTTTTCAACTGAATCAGGTATAATAACATTAACATTTGTAGTTATAGTTCCTGTTAATTTTATAACTTGGTTTTTTCCATTTGATACAACACCATTAGAAAACGTTAAAGTTGCCCCTGTTGTTGCATTTAATCCAACGCCTGCATATCCACCAATTGCTTGTTCTAAAATAAGTAGATTGGTATTAGTAATTTGTCCCCAAGTACCTGAGTTTTCTCCGGTTGTTTGGACTGTTAATTTTAAACTAGCTGAGGTTGAGTTTGCCATAATTTAAATTCCTTAATATTTAATTTTATTCTATTTTTACCTAAAATCAAGCCACTTCTTTCCAACCAGGAGGATCTATAGGTGCATTGCCTGTAGGCACAGGATTCCATATAACAGGACCTGCAATATTTCCTTCAGCCATTGTCATAACAATTCCTGTTGGTCTTGCTACCGAATCTGTGGCTGTAGCTTGACCTTCTTGCATAGTTAAAGCAAAACCAGTTAAATCTACTAAAGTATTTGCATCTAAAACAGCTGTACCAAGATTTACAGAAAGACCTATACCTGTTACTTCAGCACTTGCATCATCTGCGGTTGCTTGACCCTCTTGCATAGTTAAAGCAAAACCAGTCGCACTTGCTATAGTGTTTGCATCACCTATTGCTGTTCCAAGGTTTGAAACTAAAGCTTGACCTGTTACTTCAGCACTTGCATCATCTGCAGTCACTTGACCCTCTTGAATAGTCATTGCTTGACCGGTTAATGTGCCAGTGTTAGCATCAGCTGCAACTGAGACTGTACCCAACGATAGAGGTAAAGTA